CGTGGCGTTCTTAAGGTCAGTCGATGTGACACAGTCACCCGACGAGCCGTTAAAGAATGCCAGCAGGTCTTCATCCCTCACGCCTATGAGGGTCGACCGGGCTGAAGGATCACGTCTTAAGCCAGCAAGCAGCCGCTTACGTATTGCGTGTCCTAAAAGTGAATAGGCAGCTGACGGGGTTGTCACGACTCTTGCTTTAAGACCTCGCTCTGGTAAAGCCACGACTTTATGTGGGGGAGTCCCCCTCATTAAGAGGTCGCGGCCATGTGCCAAGAGTGAGGCGTCTTGAATAAGAGTAGTGGCATCCTGCGGCGGGAGCTTACTTACTAGCTCAGAGTAGAAGGCCGAAGCTTCAGGGTGAACCCCGAGATCGGAAACAAATTTCCGGAGCCCGCCTTTAGTCGCAGTGTGCTCAGCACACGCCGACAAGGTCGGGACTCCAGGAGATGAAACCTTTCTTGGATCACCTAGAAACCTACCAGCCCACCTCTTTGCGAACTTGTATGCCCGCCCGAGGAGTACCGTATCAGTTTTCCATTCACTAGACAGATTAGACTTGTGTGTTTGGAGGTTCTCAGTACATGAGGCCGAAGAGCCAACGGGAAGAGCGCGACCAATGAATGACGCCTGTGCATGTACATCACTGCCGGATCTCTCGATCCAGCACTGACGTGCAGAAGCAGACGCTTCTTTGGTCCACTTCAACCCGGACTCGACGCCACGTGTTGAGGCGACCTTCATCGACATTTGTCTTATTCTGTCGGGCAACCTCCCCGAACCATGGTAGCACCCAGTTGCTTTCATCAATGCGTCCGTGACCTCGTTTAAGAAGGCCCCACGGTCCTGAGCCAGTCGGCGAGCCTTCCCAGCCAAGCGGCGACGTTTCCGTCGACCTAACTTCTGGGGAGGGACCACTGGTAATGGATCGTGAGGAGGGGTTACCCCCGTTCTTCCTAAAGGAGGAAACTCGGACTCATCGATGATAGCATCTGGACGCGGCAGGGAAGCCGCTGGGAGGTGCGAGGATCCCTCGGCCGTGTTCACATACCCTGAGCGACCAGCCCATGGCGTTTGGCTGTTTTGAGACAGCGAACCCATAGGTTGGTTGATCGTGTTTGTGAGTTTAGGTCGAAGGGCTCGTCACTCCTCCGGCAGTACAGACCTACAAAGTCGGTACCGCGCCTCGGTGGGGCACCACCCAGAAACTAGGTGGGCGACAAGACAGAGACAACGTCTTGTTGGGTCCCCTCTTTACAGAGGGG